ACCTCTTCTTGTTCTTATGCGCGAACATTCCAAGAAAGAGGACTTCCGTCCTTTGGATGAAAAGGAAATGGTTTGTGGTATCGATGGCAAGCGTTTTATTGATGCTATTGATATGTCCACAAGCATGGGTTTCCCAATTTTCCAAAAGAAGGATAAATATTTCACACGAGTCCACGATGACAATGGTAATCTAGTTAATTATGAACTAGCCCCAGAAGTCACCGAGGAAATGGAACGCCTGTTTGGATGCTGGCAGCGTGGTGAGAGAGGTTACCCAGTGACTTCTGCTACGCTTAAAGATGAACCTACTCCTTTAAACACGAGTAAAGTTCGCGTCTTCCAAGCAGGAGCTGTTGCCTTTGGTTTGTATATTCGCAAATACTTTTTGCCTATTGCTCGATTTCTAAGTTTGAATGCTTTGACATCTGAGAGTGCAGTAGGAGTAAATGCGTTTTCAAATCAATGGGAGGAGCTCATGGACCACGCTAACAAGTTTGCGTCTGACGACAAAGTTATTGCTTGGGATTATTCTAAGTACGATGTGCGTATGAATTCTCAAGTGACTCGAGCTGTGTTTCTATCATTTATTGATCTTGCACGTGAAGGTGGCTATGATTCTGAATCTTTGCGGATTATGGAAAACATGGTTACTGACATTGTGCATCCAGTGATAGACTACAACGGCACTTTGATCATGTCTTACAACATGAATACATCGGGCAATAACGTTACTGTTAACGTAAACAGTACAGCTGGTTCGTTTTACGTGCGACTAGGATTTTTTGATGCATATCCTGATGCTTCAAACTTTCGAGATCATGTTACTGCCATGACATATGGTGATGATTTCAAAGGTAGTGTACATCCGGATTTCCGAAACTTCAACTTTGTCACCTACAAGGCTTTCTTAGCTAGGCATGGTATGAAGCTCACTCTTCCCAATAAATCTGATGATGTTGTTGAATTTATGGATGAAAAAGATGCTGATTTTCTTAAGAGGCATTCTCAATTCATTCCAGAGATCAACACCAAAATTGGTAAATTGGGTGAAGATTCAATCTTTAAATCCTTGCACGCAAACGTGCGTTCAAAGACCGTCACCCCACTTGACGTGTCTATTTCATGTATTGAGACTGCAATGCATGAATGGTTTGCTCACGGTCGAGAAGTTTATGAGTCTCGTCAGAAGCAAATGGAACAAGTATGCAAGCGAATGAGCATTGTTGTTCCAGCAGTCAAAACCACGTTCGATGAGCGCGTCGAACATTGGTTGTCTAAATATAGCGCATAAGAGGATTGGATACCAGATGTAGAAGGCTTTCCTCGATCAATTTTGTACACATTATTACTACATATTTTATGTACACC